CGCTTTGCAGCTTCGCCAAAGATTTGACCAAGGATTCTCCAACCTTTGCCTTTTTCACCTGATGACCTTGCAAGGGAATCCATTGTGGAATGGAGTCTTTCAAAATCCTGATTCAAGTAATACTCGGTTATTCTTTGCTCTTGCTGAATGCTTAATGCTAAAGTTTGCAAAGAATCATTTTCAGAGTATAACCTTAGAATTTCAAGTTGATGTAAGTGAGTTCTTATTGCTAACGAATCAACTCTATTTGTCAATTCCTTTTCCGTTTTTGATGGACCGCAGGAAAAAGCAAAAAGTAAGGCAAGAATTAATGAGTTTTTTACCATTTTAAAAGTTCTTTAAAAGTATTAATTAGTTTTTGAAGAAAACCTTTTTTGCGGTCTTCAATTGCTTCTTTTTTCAAGATTGGGGAAATGTTTGATTTCCATTCCGGTTCTTTTAAATCTCTTGTTCTTTTGTAAAAATCCATTCCCAAAAGAACTAATCGACCTAGGACCAGAATAGCCCCACCATGAAATAAAAGCCATGACTCGGATAATTCCATGACGGATAAAAACCAAAGCCAATAAACTGTTATGTCAGTCATTAACTTGTAAAGGTCTTCCTTAATTCGGCAGACAAATTGAATAATAATTTCTTTCATTATTTTGACCAAAGGACTTTTGAAGGTAATGACGGATCAGAATCAACATGAATCCATGTTTTATAAACTCCTATGCGAGTGAATCCAACCTGCTGCAAAGCGGTTAAAATCTTATAACCATCGGAACCAGAAGAATAAGCTATATCAGCAGCATAGCCTTTTGTGTGGGCTGAATTAGGAGTACCCCCGACCTTTTTATTATGGGCATCAGTACGAAAGCCAGAATTGATTTTAAAAGGCACTCCGGCTATTCCTCTAGCCTTATCCAACTTTAAAAGAAAGTCAGGATTCATTTTTGCCCCACTCCCTGATTGGTCTGGGCTATCAAATTCCGAAACGTTAAAATTCTCTAATTCCATGCAGCAAAGAAAACAACAAATGTTGAAAAAATCAAAGATTGTAAATTATTGAAAACCAATGTAATTATGATTTATTTTAAAAATATTTTATCTTTTTTATTAATTACAGTTTGCATAAATTACAAACTAGTTGTAATATAGCGTAAAATAAAAAACATGATGAAATCAAAAATAGAAATTTGGAAAGATATTGATGGTTATCAGGGAGTTTACATGGTATCTAATTTTGGAAACGTAAAAAGTTTAGATAGAAAAGTAAATCAGATTTTTTCTAATGGTAACATACGTATTCAAAGTTACAAAGGCATAATTATGAAACCAGTTGTAAGCAAGCTTGGGTATTTAATGATAATGCTTAATAACGGCAAAGTAAAAAATTGTTCTGTTCATAGATTGGTAGCTAAGGCATTCATTCCTAATCCAGAAAACAAAAAGGAGGTAAATCACAAGAATGGTGTTAAAAACGACAATCGACTTGAAAACTTAGAATGGTGTACTCATTCAGAAAATATTAATCATGCCCACAAAACAGGACTTTTTATAAATAAAAAAAATGGGTTACACAAAAAATCAATTGCTGTTAGCCAGTTTACCATTGATGGCGAATGGGTAAAAGATTGGCCAAGTATGACCTCAATTTATAAAGAAATTGGTTTTGATGTATCTGCCATTTCATACTGTGTTAATAGCCAAACAAAGACCTTGTGTGGAAAAAACAGAACATCTTATGGTTTTATTTGGAAAAAAACAGATATTAACAATGCCTAAAGGAATACCAACAACCGGAACACGTAAACCCGGTGCAGGGCGAAAGTCAGGACCGCAAACAATAACAGTTTCGTTTCGAGTGCCAATAAGCCACGCAGCAAGGATTAAACTATTAGTCAAATCCTTTTTACTTGAATTAAAAAATGAACCTTCTTAATTGAAGGTTTTTTTATTTTATATTTGCAAAACAAATTATCAATCTATGCCACTCAAAAAAGGCTATTCTCAAAAAACTATCAGCAAGAATATTTCTGCTGAAATGAAATCTGGAAAAAAACAATCCCAAGCGATCGCCATAGCTTTAAGCGAAGCAGACAAGGCAAGAAAGAAAAAGCCTAAAAAGTAATTAGTAAAATCTTATCAGTAAAATGACGGCACTTAAATTGTTAAAATATGCCATTTCAAGATGGTAATCAGGAAGCAGCCTATTCGATTGATGAAATCAAAGAATTGGCAAAGGCTTATTGTGAACATTTAGCACAAGGACTTAGTAAACAGTCTTTTGTCGATTGCTGTTATACAACTATTGAGGATCGGATTAAAAAACAACCCGAAGTTTTCCAGACCGAAAAAAAAGAAATAGAAAAATCTTTGCGATTAAGTCGGAAGTTTTGGGAGGAAATTGGAAAGAATAACATTGTCAATAAAGAGGAAATGACTAGGGATCAAGATGGCAATGTTACTGTTTTAAAAACTTCCTTAAATAGTGCTGCATGGATTTTCAACATGAAAAACCGATTTAAGGATGAATGGAAAGATAAGCATGAGAATGAATTAATTGGTTCAACTGTGACAATTATCAGACCTGAGCCAATGAGGAATGATGAGTCAAATAGTGAAGAAATAGACCAATAAATTATTAATAGGCTAATTTGTGCCAAGTGTAGATTTATCTAATCCTAATTTATGGAGTAAAAAATACCTTCCATCAATAATAACTCCAAACATCTATAATATTTTATGGGGAAGCGCAGGAAGTGGGAAAAGTCAGACCATGATTCAGTTTTTCCTAATGGAAATAATGGACCAATCCCAAAATCAAGAACAAACCTTTTTTGTAATTAGAAAAGTAGCTGCAACCCTTCGCAATTCAGTTTATCAAGACTTTAAAAACAAAATATCTGAATGGGGTATAAATTCGATTGTAAGAACTTTAGATGGCTATTTAGAGGTAAGATGCGGAAACAATAAAATAGTCTTTCTAGGCTGCGATAATCCTGAAAAATTAAAGTCTTTAAGTCAAGCTAAGTACATCTGGATTGAAGAAGCAACCGAACTGGCATTAGAAGACTTTACACAAGTGACTTTGAGGTTAAGAGGTCATTCAAAACATATCAAAAGATTCTTTTTAACTTTTAATCCTGTGTCTGATTCCCATTGGATTAAAAAAAGATTCTTTGATGAACCTCCGCAACATGAAGTAAACAGAATACAAAGGATTCATGGCACTTATCTGGATGCCTTGCCTTTTCTGGATAAGGAATATCCTAACAGGATGGAATCCCTAAAAGAAGTTGATGAAACCTTTTACGAGGTCTATGCCAAAGGCAACTGGGGAGTCTGGGATCGTGAATCACTTTTTGCCAGAAATTTCAAAGAAGCTGACCATTGCCAGAACTACACAGTTAAAGCTCATCCCGGATTGGAATTATACCTTTCCTTTGACTTTAACGTCACTAACACTTGCGTTGTTGCTCAATTCTCAAAGAACGGTGTAGAAGCCGGGTATTATGCTAAAATCAATATCCTAAAGGTTTATAGAGTTGGTGACTTGGAAGAACTTTGCAAAGCCATTATGTTAGACTATCCCGGTATGAACTACATCATAAACGGTGACCCGGCAGGTAATAGTAGACAGGCAGGCACAAAGAACAACATCAGCAACTTTCAATTAATTCAATCAGTTCTGGGAGTTAGGGATATGAATATGCAGGTGTTAAGATTTGCCCCTTCACATCTGGCCACAAAGTTGATTTCTGATATGTGTTTCAAAAAGTGTTTGTTCTGGATTTCAACTCCTAACTGTAAGGAATTAATTGCTGATTTTAAAGAAGCCAAAGTTGACAGGGTTGTAAGTCTTGACCCTTGGAAAAAGAAAAACCCAAACATGAGCCATGCACTTGACTGTTTTCGTTATTTCATTTATGGCAATTTCTTAGAAATTACTTCAACTTATAATTTGGATAAATTTGATGCTAGAAAAATGCAATTGTAATTTGTTACTTTTGTAAAAATTCAAAACGATTATGAGTTGTAATAATTGCGGAACCTGCTTCAATATTTGCCTACC